TTTGTTGTACCACAAAATTTACCATATAGAAAAATGGGTGATGATGATATCCTTCATAAATTAAATGCTAATAGTGTGTCTAATTTATATGGCAATCAATCACAAGATATTTTTGTTGATGCTTTGAATGTATCAACAACAGATTTTGTTCCTTCAAGTACATCAATTAATTATTCTTATATTACAACTTTAGCATCAGACCAAAGTAAAACTTCATCACAAGGAATTACACCTGGAAAATTTGGTACGCCAACTGCAGAAAGTGTTTATTTGGATGATGGTAAAGGTGAAAGAAAATTAATAAAAAGTTCTGCTAATTCATTTTCATTAACTGCTACATTATCCACAATTGATCCTAATGTAAGTCCAATTATTTCGGATGATGGAATATCACTTTATGCGGTAAGATATTTAATCAATAATATGGGGCTTAGCAATTCCGTTGTTTCAGTCGCAGCTTCTGGAAATGCGTATAATTTACTAGCAACTACTGTTACGGTTAGTGCTCCAGATATATCAGGCACAACAGCAACAGCTGGTGTTACAGCAAATGCTAATGGTGCTATTACATCTTGTTATATTATAACTCCAGGTTCTGGATATATCACAACGCCAACAATTACTGTAACAGATTCAACTCGAACCGGCGCAAATTCAAATACCACTATTGCTGTTTATGGTGAAACATCTCCTAAAGGCGGTAATTCTTTAGCTAAATACTTTACTAAGAAAGTTGTTCTATCACCAAGTAGTGATTCTGGCGACTTGAGAGTATATTATACTGCTTATAGACCAACTGGCACAAACATTTTTGTTTACTATAAAATATTGAATAGAAATGATACACAGAACTTTGAAGATGGGTATTGGCAGTTAATGACAACTTTAAGTAATTCTAATTCGTTCTCTTTAACAAGGGATAATTTGATTGAGTTTGAAGCTGCACCAGGAATTTATGCAGATAATCAAGCAAATAATAATATCTCTTATGTGAGTATAGCTGGACAAACATACTCAGAGTTTAGTCAGTTTGCCATTAAAGTTGTTTTATCAACCAATGATAAAACTGTTATTCCTTATTTAACAAACATTCGGGCATTAGCAGTACCCCCAGGAACAGGTATCTAAATATGTTAGTCAAAGTAAATAATTCAACTTTTGTGAGAGATACAAATAGTATGGCACTAATAGATACTGATATTACTGCCAAAAATGAATACTTAGCCAAAGTTCGTATGTTACAAACTCAAAAAGAAGAAATAAATAAAGTAAAATCAGAAATTGCTGATGTCAAAGATGACCTTCAAGTGATTAAACAGCTGATGACTCAATTATTAAGCAAAGGTTCAAATGTCTAACGCATATTCTCTATTAAGTACCGGTAATACCTTTGGTGATTGGATTGTTACAACTAATGCTTTAACAAAAGAAAACAATGATTTTCATGCTAACACTTACAAAAAAAGTTCAGGCACTTTATTCTTAGAGGGTACTCCACTAGGATTACAAGTAAACAATGCTGCTATTTTTGCTGGTACTTTTCAAGTAACTGGTGCTGGTTCATCTGCAACAATTCAAAATAATTTAACTGTTCAATCAGGTCAAGTATATTTTCAAAATACTATATTATCTTTAGTTGCTTCTGGAAATGTAACTGCTCCTAATGTAATATCCACAAATGTTACGGCTTCTGGTAATATATTCTCATCCAATGTATTTGTAACAAAGAATGTTACTACCTCTAATATAGTGGCTACTAATAGTGTATATGTAACCACGAATGTTACTGCGGCTAACATTGTATCAACGAATGTGACTGCTTCGGGTAATATATTTTCATCTAATTCTTTTGTTACAAGCAATATAACTACTTCAAATGTGGTAGCTACAGGTAGTGTATATGTAACTAATAATGTAACGACAACAAATGTGGTTGCTACTGGTGTATATGTAAGTGGTAATGTAACTACATCTAATATAGTTGCTACAGGTAGCGTATTTGTCACCACTAATATTGCTGCAGCGAATATTGTATCCACTAATGTTACTGCTTCGGGAAATATATTCTCATCCAATTCTTTTGTAACAAGTAATTTAACTACTTCGAATGTAGTTGCTACCGGAAGTGTATTTGTAACAAGTAATATCACTGCGGCCAATATAGTATCAACCAATGTTACAGCCACTAGCAATATATTTTCATCAAATGTGTTTGTAACTAATAATATATCCACATCTAATATAGTTGCTACTGGAAGTGTATATGTAACAAGTAATATCACTGCGGCCAACATTGTATCTACTAATGTTACAGCCACCAGTAATATCATAAGTTCTAATGTGTTTGTAACCAGTAACATAACTACATCTAACATAGTGGCTACTGGTAGTATATTTGTAACTAATAATGTAACCACAACAAATGTGGTTTCTAGTAATGTTTATGTAACAAGTAATGTAACAACATCAAATGTGGTTGCTACGGGTAGTGTATTTGTAACCACTAATGTTAGAGCTGCCAATATCGTTTCTACTAATGTAACTGCTTCTGGAAATGTTTTTTCATCTAATGTATTCGTAACAAGTAATGTAACCACATCAAATTTGGTGGCTACAGGTAGCGCTACTATAAGTGGTGATGTAGGTATAGGCACTACTAGTCCTTTCACAGGTAGTTTATCACTCGCAAGTAAAAATTTATATTTTACTGGTGCAAATTATGTTATGTGGGATACAGGTGGACAGTTCGGAATAAACTCTGATTCCGCAACTCGTTTATCGTTTTATTCGGGTAGTGGCACAGAACGGATGAGACTTGATTCTAGTGGTAAATTGATGGTGGGTACTATAGCTGTCAATAATGCCGGCGTTATTAGTGTCGATTTTAATGGCCAAAACGACCAAGGCATTGTACTAGACGATACATACGCTTCTGCTGGTGGTGCGTATATGATTTTTAGAAACCATACGGGTTCTAACGCTGGAATTATAAGTCATACAGAAACAACTGGTATTGGTTTGTATAGTACAAGCAATTTAATATTTGGAACAGCCGAAACAGAACGGATGCGTATTGGTTCAGCAGGTGATGTAACTATCAATAACAATCTATCAGTTACTAATAATGTGTCGTCAGCCAATGTTGTAACTTCTAAACTATATGTTTCTGGTACAACTCGACTTGTTGGTGCAGCAAATACTACTGGTGATTTGCGTGTTGAAGGTAATTTGTATGTGCCAGGCAATTTGTACATGGATCAATCTCCGGCATCAGCAAACATTTACGCTTTAACCGTTGGAAATGGTGGATTAACTGTTCAAGGCAATTTTACTATTGCTACACCAACAGTTTATCAAGCTCCAAGTTTTACATTATATGGTACAACACCAATTACAGGTTCAGAGTTTGCTCAATTTAATGTAAATAGGTATCCATCAACTAATGCTTCACTTCGATGGAGTGAAGCAAGCAAAGTATGGGCTTTTGCAAATGTTAATAGTGGAACATTCTATCGTATTGTAACTGATGAATATGCAAATGGTAGTTCATCATTAAATAATTCTTTGACATATGCAACTTCATATGCATTGGCAAATGCTAACACATACTTACAAAGTTACACAAGCACATTGGATAGTACATCCAATACTGCTATGAAGGCCTATGTTGACCAAGCAAATACTGGTATGGCTTCATATGTGGTTGCTTCCAATACTGCCATGAAGAATTATGTTGACCAAGCTAACACAGGATTAAAGTCTTATGGTGATGCCACATATTTTGCTAAAGCTGGTGGTGCTATTACAGGTACAACAAACGTACAAAGTACATTATTTGTAACAGATGTATTATCAGCCAATGCAGGTATAAAAGTTGGTAGTGTAACAATTGCAAACACGACAGGTCATTGGACAGGACCTACTGCTCCTGGTTTCCAAGGACCCCAAGGATTCCAAGGTGCTCAAGGTGCTCAAGGTTTCCAAGGTGCTCAAGGTTTCCAAGGTGCCACAGGTTTCCAAGGTGCCACAGGTTTCCAAGGTACTCCTGGCGCTCAAGGTCCACAAGGTGCTGTAGGTCCACAAG